GGGTAAAAATGTTAACTTAGCTTACGTTAATCCAAGACCAGCTAAAAAAGCTATGTCTTTTGGTTATCAGTTTGTTAAGCAAACAGGCAATGTTAGGGTTAAGAGATGGGAAGTTAAGGAAGAAGATGGCGTATGGGTAGAAGCAGGTCTTTATTATGATGATAAGATTGTTTCAACAAATTGCGGATATACAATATTCGGCGCAGTAGCTTAAAGACCAGTTATTACTTCGAGAGGCTAGTACTATATTAGCCTCTCGAATCTCAATTATAGAGGAGGCAATTTAATGTTAATAAAAATGAAAAGAGATGTAGCAATAAGTTATAAGTACGCTTGGTTATTAAAAGGGAATACTTATGACAGTACTAAATTACCTGAAGAGATAAAAAAACGCGTACCTGAGTTTCTTAAAAAGGGTGTCGCGGTAGAGATAAAAGGCGCTAAAACAAAAGGCGCAGGAGTTGCTAAAAACTATAGAGTAGCTCAACTAGAAGCTAAAAAAGCAGAAGCTGCAAAAGAAACAGCAGATGCGGCTGAAAGACAGGACGCTGCTTTCAAAACAGTTAAAACAGAAGTAGAAATTGTTGAAGCAGTTGTTGAAACAGAAGTTGTTGAAGTTAAAACAGAAGTAGAAATTGTTAAAATACCTGCACCTGCACCTGCGGCAAAGCGTTCAAGGTCTAAGAAAACGACTAAAGTAGCGGGGGCGTGATTAAATGGGTAGATACATCGAGCCGTCAGATATATACGACGTTAGAATATATGGCCTGAGCAGCACTGTAGTAGATACGGAGATTGTATCTACCTTTCTTGAAGACTCAGAGTCGATAGTCGATAGTTTTATTAGTAAAAGGTACAGCATGCCTATAGTACCTACCTCATTAACAAATGTACCAGTCATTCTGGCTAAAATAACAAAAGATTTAACAGCGTATGAGCTGCTTAATTATTTATACAGTCAGCAGAATCAAAACGTCAATAATTGGGTAGTAGGTATGGGGGAGGCGGCTTACAATAAGTTAAAAATGTTAGCAGACGACACTATTAGAATAGTATATTCCGCTGGGACAGTGGCTTCTATGGACCTTAATATAAATATGGAATCAAATCTCGAAGGAATACCTCCAATCTTTAATATGGACAGTGACTACAACACTAAGGTGTCTAGTGGGTTGCTTGATATTATAGATACAGGTAGACAATCAGCGTCGTGAGTCTAATTCGTATCAGATATAAAGATGCAGGAGTGTTGGATAAGCTTAAAAGCACATTAAGAGCTATGACCGATAAACAAAAGCTTATGAGTGCTGTTGGTGTATCTGCGGAGGCAAGCATTAAACGTAACTTTGATAGGCAAGAAGACAGTAAAAAAATAAAATGGAAACCATCGATACGCGCGACTATGGAAAACGGACAGACCTTGGTAGATACAGGTAAGCTGCGCGCTATATCTTACAGTGTTGAATCTGATTATAAAGTATTAGTAGGTACTCCTGCAGATTACGGGATATATCACCAATACGGAAAAGGACAGATTCTACCAAAGAACGGAAGCCACCTAGTATTCCATATTGGAAGAACAGGGCCTATCTTTGCTAAGTCAACTTCTGGATATCCAAAAAGAGAATGGCTATATATCAGCGAAGAAGGAAGAGGCAAACTCATAAACACATTAAATTATTTTTTCGAAGGAGCTAAGAAGAAATGACCCAGCAAATAGACTATAACAACATAACTAATAGAATAGTTGATATATTGAGTAGCCACAATACAGTTACGTCGAGCTATGATTTATCGCTTGGGTTAACTAGAAGAATACAGTATATAAATAGGGATGACCTCTTTATTAGACCAGAGTTTAAACCAAAATATCCACTTATCGCTGTTTCATTAGAATCGAAGAGAGAAGCAATTGTAGATTATAATGGCAATAGAAGGGGAAGAGAAATTGAGTTCATATTTAGAATTATTTGTGTTTCAGAAAAATTTACAAACAGCGAAGAAGAAGTGTGGACCGCTGTGCGGAATATAGATGCAATACTCAGAGAATATCCTACGTTAAGCAACTACGAAGAAGATATGAAAGTAGTAGCGACTTTTACAACAGGTGGAAGTTTCAGCATAGAATTTATGGGAGCTTCTTTTGGGAATTTCTTATTTAAAGCGCTTGTAGCCAATGAAGATGCTTTTACTAAAGCTGCCCGAACAAGTTTAACTGTGAAATGTTATTTAGATGATGCGGAGGTTGCATAATGTATATATGTGATTATAACGCCATTGTAGATACTTTTGTTACGGAGTTAACAACTGCCAACAGCGTAACTGCTCCTTATGATTTATCAGATGGAATGGGTAAGAGAGTTCAGCACGTCAGGCGAGTTGACCTCGATATACATCCCGAAATGCTTCCAGATTACCCCGTAGTAAATGTGCGCCTAATTGACAGGCGAGAGTATCCTGGTGCAAATACAGGGACTAATTATAATAGAACAGTATTCTTAGATATGAAAATAGAAGCGCTGTACCACAGTTTATCAGATGCTGAAGTTAATTTATGGAAGTTAGTAAGTAATATAGAAGCTATATTAAGGTATAATAGAGTGCTGTGGAAGTATAGAAGCGGCGGCTTCAAGGTAGAACATATACTACCTAAGAGTACAAATTTTGTTGCCAAGTTTAAAGGAGAATCATCCGTATTTCAGATGGCAGCTAATATTAATTTGGAAGTTAAAGGTTTGTTGAAAAGCATTTAAAAAGAAGAGGAGCTCGGAAAATGCAATTACTAAGTAAGTCAGAAATAGAATCCCAATCGAACCACGCCTATGAGAGGTGGCACGACCTATGGCATGTAAATGCTTCAAAGAATGCTGCCTTTGCAGAGAAAGCAGATGATATAGCAGGAATAGGTCAAAACAAGAAAGCTATCATATTCAGTTTCGGAACATCGTTGAAAGAGAATATCAGAGATATAAAGAGTAGCAAACTTCATTATGAGTGTGATGTTATCTGTATAGATAAAGCATTAAAGACATGTCTTGTAATGGGAATAATTCCCAAGTACTGTGTGATAAGTGATGCACAAGTCAGTTTTGAAGAATATGGGGATATAGCTCCTGAAGTTTGTGCTCGCATTACCTTACTCAGTGCTTCGACTGCTAATTATAAATGGGCAGAGCATTGGAATAAGAGTAAAGGTAAAGTATATTTTTACTTAAACAAAGACAGTATTAGGACGCATCGTATTTTTGGTAAATATTTTAAAGACAAAGCTACTTACTTAATTCCGGCTGGAAGCAACGTAGGAAATGCTGCTTACGCGTTGACTGCCTTAATCTTAGGATATAGAGCAATTTATTTAGCTGCTTATAATTATAGTTTTCCACTATTGGGGGATTATTATGGGGAGCAGAGCGAAGAGCCTATAGATTTTAATTTAAAAATTAAAAAGAAGAGTTTATACAACCACTACACTATGATTGATTTAGCGGGTAATATAGTGCAATGTAGCCACAACATGCAGTTCAGCGCTAAATGGTTACTAGGGTTTGTGGCTCAGATGCATAAAAAAGGAATAGATACTGTTAATATAACAGGGTCTGGAATCCTAAAGATACAGAAGCAAGCAAGAATAAGAAAGGAGGTAATGACAAATGGTTAAAGTACAGTTTATAAAGAAGTACGGGTTGGAAATACCAACATTAAAGAATCGCCCAATGGGTGTTACTTTTCCATTATTAAATTACAGTACTATGGTGCCTCTCCCTGAGGAGGAGCAAGTCATGGAAGTTACTGATAAGGAAGCCCACGATTTAGTAGGGCAGGGCCATTTTAAGGTGGTAAAAGAAAAGAAAGCAGCAAAGAAAGTAGAAAAAAAGGAGGTAGATGACAATGGCGAAGATAGGGTATAAGAGTCATATAGGTTATGCTGAGGAAACAACATTTGGAACAGCAGTTACACCTACAGGTTTTGTTGAGTATAATACAGAGGGTTTTAAAAAAGACATTACTGAGAAATTAGTTGATGCAATAAATGGGACGCAGCACTACAAAAAAAGAGTTACTCTTGACAGCAGCGCAGGAGGTTCATTAACTTTTCCACTTGTTCCAGGAACAGTACTTCGTTTTTTGAAGAACGCAATAGGAGATTCGTATTCTATGACCACTTTGACAGCAGGAGTATATCAGTATAAGTTTATCGCAGGGATTAATAGCTTTACTTCTATGACATTCAGAGCGTGTAGAGATACAAGTGATACAAGTACATCATTCAACTATACTGGAAGCGCTTTTAATTCAATTAAATTCAGCTGTGGTGTTAATGATATTCTTAAGTGTGATGTAGATATTCTTGCCAAAGATGAAGCAGCAGCGGCTACTATCGGAACAGCCAGCTACAGAACGTTGAATCCTTATACATTCGTCGGCGGCTCAGTCAAAATAGGAGATGCTAGCGCATCAGCAACAGCACCCGTAGTTGATTCTTGGTCATGTTCGCTTAGTAATAACTTTGTAGAATCAAGAGGAATTGGAAGTGCATCTTTACAGGGACTTACTCCCGGAATGCAAGATGTTACATACGATGTTAGTGCTCAGTTTGATGACACAACTCTATATAATAGATTCTTAAATGGAACAACAAGTTATGTATACGCCTTATTTGATAGTGGTGACACGATTGCAAGTACACACACACATTCAATTCAATTTGAATCGTTTAACTGTTATTTTAATGGAACTACCGCTAATGTTGGAGGGCCTTCAGAGTTAATCAAAGCATCCTACCCTATTAGAAGTATTTTTAGCGATGCCAGTACCACTACAATGTTGATTACAGTAGTTACCGACGCGAATACTATTGGTACTTATTAATTATGTTGATACTTATAGGTAGTTTATTAGTTGTACTGTTTTGCTTTTCAGTTTTTTTCGGAGGAAGCGCGGTACGTAGAGCCTTTTTTAAGTTGCGGAAACGTAAGATTAAAAAAAGAGATTTACAAATAAGAGACTACCTACAAGGTTTCAAAGAAGATGATAAACTGTCTATTATTGATGAAACTCCCCGCGAAGTGTTCGTAGGGGATAGATTCTATTTATTAAAACCGCTCAAATATAGACAGTACACAAGATTATGTATTTTATTTTCAAAGATGCTCCAGAAGCTATCCGAAAATGGAATGCAGTTCGACGACATGTCTTCTGCCATCGGAGACTCAATGGAGGTTCTAGAGGATGAGTATTTCAAAGCTATTGCGCTGATTCTATACTTTAGTAATCACTCCGCCGAGGAAACAGAGGTAAAGCAGTATGAAGGCACTCATAAGGAATACGAGTACCTTAGGAAACACGCCACCTTAGACCAAATAACGAGAGTATTAGAAGTAATACAGATTCAAAACGACATCGATAGAGCGTTAAAAGCATTCGGATTATTAGGGGGTAAAAAAAAAATAGCTCAGTCCAAAAAATAGAAGAGCATATGTTTTATACATGGCTTGATATATTTGGAAAAGAATACAGCTGGACACTGGCCGAGATAAGAGAAATGACAGTACTGCAGGTTAATTTGTACCTCCAGTTAATAGAAAATAGATATACTCGGGAACAAGAAGCAAATGACAAAATAACAAAGGGAGCAGGTAATTTAAGATGATATTAAATATTTTAGGGAGCATTTTCATAGGAGTAGGAATATTTGTTATCTGGTTTATACTCAGACTTAAGTATCTTATAAAAAGAACAGATAAAATTGTAAAAGAAAACTTTAAAGCCGAAGAACTGACTACTGCAGAGAAATATACAAAGCCGCTAATAGCGATAGCTGGAGAGCGCGTATATACGCTAAGGCCTTTGCGACATTGGCAAATAAGTAAGATGATGCAGCTTATACTTTTAAATAAAGATGCCGTTACGCTGGATGAGATGATAAAACAGGAGAGCTTCTACCCCGCCCTTACTTACCTTTTCCTAAGACCAGGTGAGGACATAGTAGTACTTATGGAGTATCTTAAAAAGACAATTACTTACAAACAGATACTCAGAATCTTACAAATAGTATTGCTGCAGAATGATATAGAAACATTCAAACAAATATATAAGGAATTAAACAGTGTCTGATATACAATACGGAATAGAAATATCAGCCGAAGATAAATATACCGCGACATTAGGTAAGGTAGTCGATGTTACTAACACATTTGATAAGACAGTTAATAACTTAAATAAGACGACCAAGAAATTAGATGAAGGTACTAAGAGTGTCAATAAGCTTTCGGGTGCGTTTAAGAAACTCGGTAAAGCAGGCATCATACCAGTAGTAGACGCGATAGGAGCCATGCGCCTAGCCATAGAGTTACTTAAAAAAGCAATAGCAGGTACAGTAGGCATCGCGGCTAAGTTTGAACAATGGAGTTTATCTTTCGAGGTCATGCTTGGCAGCGCCGAAAGAGCCAGAGACGCAGTTAAGGACCTAGTTGACTTTGCAGCTAAAACACCTTTCCAAATCCCAGGGATTATGGCATCTGCAAAACAGCTACTTGCTGTTGGATTTGAAGCAGACCAACTAATACCTACTTTGAAAGCAGTAGGTGATGTCGCCTCAGGTCTATCAGTCCCAGTTGAGCGATTAATTCTTAACTTAGGCCAGGTAAAAACACAAACATATTTAACCGGAAGGGAATTAAGGGATTTTAATATAGCAGGGGTACCTATGACGAAAGCTCTTGCGTCAGCTCTTAATAAAACCGAAGCTGAGATTAAGAAGATGGTTGAACGCGGTGAAATAGGCTTCGGGTCTGTAATGGAAGCATTTAAAGGCATGTCTGAAGAAGGCGGCCGTTTCTATAATATGATGGACCGTCAAAACAAAACCTTCCTTGGGCAATGGTCCGAGTTAAAAGATAACGTTTTAATTATAGGTGCTACTTTAGGAGATAATTTACTTTGGATTCTGAGTCCAGCTATGTCTATGTTAAATAAACTAATAGGTACTGCTCGAGCAGCCATGACTGAATTTAAACGAACCAAAGAAGATATTTTACCAGCTCTCAAGTCGAGAGCTTTGAGTAGAGGTTCTGGAGAAAGTGCCGATGATGCTTACGCACGTGCTATGTCGCAAACTGGAGGAACTGATTTATTAATGCTGAAGCAATTAGACATAACAGCTTCGGTAAGCGGAACAGGTGTAAAACCAGGGACAGCTCTTAGAATATGGGAAGCTGAGATAAAGAAAAGAGGCGGTGAAGCAGCAATCC